ATGTAGTGTATAATTGCACTCTATGGGTCTCTTTTCGCGCAATAAGACGGTAGAAGCACAATACGCTCCGCAAGTAATGGGCGAAAATATCTTTTCTCTCAATTCGGCAATCATGCCGCGCATTACCCGCAAGGAAGCTATCAGTGTCCCGAGCGTGGCAAGAGCACGCAATCTTATTTGCGGTACAGTAGCAAGTATCCCGCTTGAATATTACAAAACTTCAACGGGTGAAGTAATTGCACCGCCGCGTTGGATTAAACAGCTGTCAAAGACTCAGCCATCATTTGTTACTTTAACCTGGATGGTTGACTCGCTCCTTATGTACGGTGTCTGTTATCTTTTGGTAAAAGAGCGATATGCCGAAGACCTACGCCCAGCTTCCTTCGAATGGATTGCTAATAACAGAGTTACATTTACTACAGACGTTGAAGGCATCATGATTCAACAGTATTACGTTGATGCTTCTCCAATTTCCATGGATGATATTATTACCATTCAAGGATTTGACGAGGGCATCTTAGAGCGCGGTGCTCGTACTATTCAAGCTGCTATTGACGTAGAGCGCGCAGCTGCCGTTAACTCAGCAAATCCTCAACCAGCTGGATATCTCCGCAACAACGGCGCAGATTTGCCACCTAACGAAGTTCAGGGATTGCTTTCAGCGTGGAAACGCGGAGCACAAAATAATTCTACTCGTTATTTAACTTCTACTCTTGAATATAACCCAGTTGCTTTTTCTCCCAAAGACATGATGTATCAGGATGCAATTCGCTCACTTTCTACACAAATTGCGCGTTTAACAAATATCCCAGCTTACCTATTGTCAAGCGAAGACAATCAGAGCATGACTTACTCTAACGTTCAAGATGAGCGCAAGCAATTTTACGCTCTTTCTATTGAGCCTTACATTCAGGCAATTCAAAGCCGTCTTTCAATGGACGACATTTCAACTGCAGGGCATGAAGTCAAATTTGCAGTTCATGACACATTCCTAAAGCAAGACCCATTAACAGAGCTTGCAGTAATTGAGAAGCTTTTAACACTAGGGCTAATTACAACTGAACAGGCTATGGAAATGACGGATTTAAGTCCTAACGGAAGCGAAGGAATCAGCTAAATGGAACATTTATACATCGAAGCAGCATCTATCGAGTGCAGCGAAGAACGCCGTGAAATCTCAGGAAAGATTGTGCCAATGGGTACAGGCGAAGTTGGTAATACAAATCTCGGTGGCGTAGTTTTCGAAGCTGGGTCAATCTCTATTGAAGACCCTACTAAAATCCGCCTTTTGTCACAGCATGACATGAAAAAGCCAGTAGGAAAAATGCTAAGTGCTGAAACACGTCCAGATGGAATTTACGCTACGTTTCGTTTAAGCCGCAGCACTGGCGGCAATGATGCATTAGTTATGGCGCAAGAAGGATTAGTTACAGGTCTTTCAGTTGGTGCAGAAATTATTGCATCAAAGCCATCACGCAATGGTCATACAGTAGTAACAGCTGCTTCTTTAAAAGAGGTAAGCCTTGTCACCGAAGCGGCATTTAAAACAGCCGCAATTACAGAAATTCGCGCTGAGGAATCTCCTCTCGTCGAAGAAACAATCCAACAACCAGAAAGCGAGCCCATCGTGGAAGAAACCACTCAGGCAGAAGCTCCAGCAGTTGAAGCGGCAGCAGTAGAAGCGGCTCGCCCAACAGTTGCAGCAGCATTTACAGTACGCGAGCGAACAGCTCCAATCACATCTGCTCAGTACCTCGGAGCATCAATCAAAGCAGCTATGGGAGATGACGAAGCACGTCGCGTTGTTCTCGCCGCCGATGATTCTACAAGCACCAACACTGGTCTAACTTTGCCAGCGCACCTAAACATGTTCGATACAACAACATTCTCTGGTCGTCCAGCGTTTGATGCAGTAACACGCGCAGGTGTAGTGCCACAGCTATCATTCACAATTCCTAAGATGGGAACAGCACCAACAACAGCTGTAACAGCTGAAGGTGCAGCACCATCTGAAACAGGAATGACATCTTCATACGACACAGTTACAGCAAGCAAGTATTCAACACTGAACCGTGTCTCATTTGAATTGCTCGACTTTTCAAATCCTGCGTTTGAGACACTTCTTCTCGATGAAATGCGTAAGGGCTACGAGAAGGCAACTGACAACGCTTTGATTGCATACTTTACGTCTGCAGGAACAGCTGCAACAGGAACAGCTGCAACAGCGGCAGGTCTCCAGTCATTTATCTCAACACAAGGTCCAGCTGCTTACAAAGCAACAGGCGGAGATTACGCTAACAAGCTTGTAGCAAGCACAGACCAGTGGGCAGCAATCCTCGGATACGCTGACACTACAGGTCGCGCATTGTTCAACGCTGAATCACCAATGAACGCTCAGGGTAACGGTTCAATCAACTCAACAGTTGGTCGCGTACTCGGTGCTGATTTGGTAGTTGACCATAACATTTCTGTTTCAGGAATCGTTGATGAGTCAGCATTCCTCGTCGCTCCAAACTCAGTCTATGTTTGGGAAAGCCCTGTCACGAATTTGAGACTCAATGTCCTAACTTCTGGCGAAATCGAGATTAACATGTATGGCTATTTGGCAATTCACGCCAAGGCTGCGGGAGCTGGTATCCGCCGCTACAACTTGGCGTAGTTAAGTAACACCCTAAGTCGCTAGGGGGGCTGCCAGAGCCCTTGCAGCTCCCCTAGTCTTTAGAAAGGATAACAATGTCAATAACGACAGTTGCAGAATTACGCAGCGCTTTAGGAGTGGGAACGCTCTATTCTGATAGCGTGCTGCAAGAAGTCTGCGATGCAGCCGATAATGTGTTGTTGCCTTTTCTATGGAAAAACGAAGTTCCTATTGTGGCACACGGCAATACTGGAACAACGGGAACATTATATTTTGATGAATATATTAGAGATATTTTTTATGTTGGACAATCAGTAACTATTAGTAATACTGGTTCAAAATACAACGGCACTAAAACAATCACAGCTGTTGGTGAATACTCTTTTAATGTAACAACAACGCACACCTCAGATAATCCACGTCATACAGTTATGCCTTACGGAACTGCCGCTGCGGAAACTTATATTGATTACACAACTATTCCAGCAATCCAGACTGCTAGCCTTCTTATTGCTGAGGCAATCTGGCAAGCGCGCCAAGCCCCGAGCGGTCAAGGAATGTCGGTGGATGGTTTCACACCTTCACCATTCACAATGTCAAATACTTTAGTGGCAAGAGTTCGTGGTCTTATAGCCCCGTATCTCGCACCAGGCTCGATGGTGGGCTAAATGACAGCGATAACAACACTGCGTTCAACGATTGCTACTGCGTTAGTTGATAATACTCTTTACTCAGTATTTTCATTTCCGCCAGCTACGCCAATCGCTAACTCAGTTGTTATCCAGCCTAGCGACCCTTACATCACTCCAAACAATAATCAGTATTCTCAAATTCAGCCTATGGCTAACTTTCAGTTGTCGGTCTATGTGCCATTACTGGATAACGAAGGAAATTTAAACGGAATCGAACAGATGGTAGTTGCAGTATTCAACAAACTCGCTAACTCATCTATACATATGAACGTCGGCAGCGTAAGCGCACCTAGCGTTATGTCTGCCGCTTCAGGCGATTTGCTCACATGCACAATCAGCGTGAGCACTTTAACGGAATGGAGCTAAATCATGACCGAAAACGCAAATGAGGCTTTCCTGATTAAAATCGGTCAGGTTCAGCCTAAATCAGACAAACCAGCAACACCGACAAAGAAAGAAGAAGAATAAAAAATGGCTACATTTATTAACAACAAAGTCGGCGTAAAGCTCGGCTCATCTGACCCAGCAAACATCGACCTTTCAGCGTATTGCACATCTTTTACGCTTAATCGTTCATGGGACGAAATTGATATCAGTGCGATGGGCGACACCGGACACCGTTACATTTCTGGGCTCGAAGCTTCAAGCCTGACCATCGAATTTATCAATGACAACGCTTCTAGCGCAGTTCTCCAGACACTTAACACACTTGCAGGAACAAACGCTTACTTCAAGGTTGCAAACGATAAGTCTGCATCTGGTTCAGCTGCAAACCCATTCTGGAGCGGTCTAGTGCTTATCAACAACATTACACCGATTAACGGCGCTGTAGGCGATTTATCAACACAGTCTGTTACATTTAACGTATCTGGTGCAGTCACAAAGACTGAAACTGGCACATTCTAATAACTAAGTAAAGGGGCTAAAGATGGCAAAGCTAGTAGTAACAATGACAGATGGTAATGTTCATAACGTAGAGATTACTCCACGCCTTGAATATAATTTTGAACAGCATGTAGGCAAGGGATTCCATAAAGCGATTTTAGAGGATTCTCGCCAAACTGATATCTACTGGCTTGCTTTTGAAGGCTTGCGTTTAGGTGGCGTAACAGTACGTCCGATGCCGGAATTCCTCGACACTCTGAAAAGCGTGGACGTTGTCGATTCCGACCCTTTGGCGTAACGCGAGATTCCATCACCTATCTCATAGCTCGAATGAGCTTAGAGACAGGAATCTCGCCTCACCATTTGATTGATTTAGATGCAAGGATGTTTGAAGCCCTAATAATGGGGTTTAAAGACAGAGTTAAGGAGCAAGCAGATGCCATTGGCAGCAACAAACGCACTAAGCGTTCGCGCCGCTCTTAGGCAGTACGCTCCAGACTTGCAGAAAGAATTGACAGCTGAATGGCGAACAATTCTTAAACCAGTAGTAGCTCAGGCTCGCGGATACGTCCCAGCTGAAGCTCCTATGCGTGGATGGAAAGCTCGTTCATTTTCTGAAGCTAAGTTTCCAATGTATAACGCTTCAACCATTCGCGCTGGTATTACATATAAGACGACTCCTAGCCGCGTTAATTCTAGAGGTTTCCAAAGCATAGTCAGAATCCAAAATAAATCTGCAGCTGGAGCAATCTATGAAACTGCAGGTCGCAAGAATGGGCAGGGGCAAAATTGGGTAGGTCCTAAAGCTGGCGGAGCTTCTAAAGGAGTTTCTCGCTCAGTTAACCCGTATGCTGGCAATCAGTTTATTTCTAATCTCGGAAATCTCTATGGCTCAATGCGTGGTGGCGACCACCGCCGAATGGGTCGCTTGATTTATCGCGCCTGGGCTAACAGCCAGGGCAGAGCTAACGCTGGAGTAATTCGAGCAATCGAGAACACTACTAAGAAGTTTAATAACAGAGCTAACCAATTCGATTTGAAGCGAGCAGCATGAGTAACGTAGTCCTAAATATCCTCAGCGAGTTTGTTGGTAAAAAGGCTTTCAAAGAAGCCGATAACGCCCTGCTCAAGCTAAACCGTAGCGTTAAGTCTCTAGGCAGAAACATCGGCGTAAGCCTGGGCTCTGCCGCTCTTATTAATTTTAGCCGCAATGCTGTTAAGGCTTTTGCAGCTGACCAAAACGCAGCGGTTCAACTTAGCGGAGCTCTTAAGAATCTCGGACTAGATTTTGCCGATGTAACGGTAACTAATTTTATTTCTGATTTAGAGCGCACCTCTGGCGTAGTGGACGACAAGCTCCGCCCAGCAATGCAAGCTTTACTGACAACTACAGGTTCAGTTACTCGCTCTCAGGAATTGTTGCGCACTGCGATTGATGGCTCACGTCGAACAGGTATCGACCTTACCACCGTTGCTGAGGATTTAGCGCAAGCCTATGTGGGCAATACTCGCGGGCTGCGTAAATACAATTTAGGCTTAACTCAAGCAGAGCTAAAATCTAAGAGCTTTGAAGAAATCATGGTTGCTGTTAATAAGCAATTCAATGGAGCTTCAGCGGCTTATTTGACTACCTATGCCGGCAAGATGGAAATGCTTAGTACTAACGCTTCAGCTGCTCAAGAAATCATTGGTAAGGGACTTATCGACTCATTGATAATCCTTTCTGGCAATACTTCAGTTGAGGGCTTATCTGATGACATGCTTAATGCAGCTGAAAACGCTGCAGACCTTAACCGTGAACTAGCTCAGATAATCAAAACCCTTTCAGCTCCATTCAACTTTGGTGCTGGGGCTTTAGCATGGTTTATCGAGAAGACTCAACCTCTTGCAGACTTAGTATTTGCTGGAGACCCTACAGGCTTCATGAAGAAGCCACGCCCTAAAGCAAATCGCAGCTTTAATGGTGGGCAAGATTCAGTAGCCGCTGGCAAGGCTGCTAAGGCAGAGCGCGAAGCACTTGCCCGTGCTAAGGAAATTGCTAACCTTCAAAAGAAGGCGGCTCTAGAAGCCCTAAAGAAGACACGCGAATCTATCGCTCTCAAGAAGCTTTCAGCTATCTTTGATATGGAGCAGATTCAAATTATGGCTGCTCTTCAAAAGAATATCACTAACGAAGAGCGCACTCGCCTAGAGCTTCAGCTTGAATTGGCTCAAGGTAACGAGCAAGCGGCAGCTAAGATTGCTACTCAGCTTGATTACGCGCAAAACAAATCTTCAGCTGTGGCAGCTATTATTGCAAGCCTTAAAGACGTCGACAATCCGTTTATTGACTGGAATAAGACTCTTGCGGATATTGAATTGAAGCTTAAAAACATTGCTGCATTTACCGTACCTGTCCCTGTTGTCCCATCATTTGCAACTGGCTCTGTAGCTAGAGGCGAGTCATTCGCTCAGTTGAGCCCTATCGTTCAATCATTGGTTAGAAACGACACTGGCACAAATACGGCTGGGGTAACATCCGCTGGTGATGTGTATGTAACAGTTCAAGGAAACGTAGTTTCTAGCGAAGACCTCGTAGCTGCTATTGAAAATGGATTGCAGGTTCGCTCGCTATCTGGCTCTAACTCAGTAGTAGGTCGAATTGCGGGTATGTTCGGCTAATGGCACTTCCAGCGCAGATAGCGGTTTCCTTTGACTTTTCCAATGGTGCAACCTTTGGCTATAACGGCTTTATTATTGGTGACTCCAAATATGGAATCCTAGGTACTAATACTCTAGGCACTTCAAGCCTTCCCGAGCCTACTGTAGACCTGACACCTAACGTCTATCAGATTGCAATTCGTCGCGGACGTAATATCCAGAAAGACCAGTACGAGGCGGGTACATGTACCGTTCGCGTTCTCGACCCACTAAGTTACTTTTCGCCCCAGAATGTCAATTCTCCTTATTATGGATATTTGGTTC